TAGTGCAAAAGGTGTATTTTCTTTATCTGAAGTACAAGAAGCACTTCAAGCTGGTCAATATCCATTACAACCGTATGCTGTTGAATATTTAGTTGTTGCTGGAGGCGGTGGCGGTGGCGGTGCTGGAGGCGGTGCAGGTGGTTATCGTTCTGGAACATCTGGAGTATTGACCATTGGTACTGGTTATTCAGTAACTGTTGGTGCTGGAGGCTCTGCTGGCGGTGTGTTCTTTTCATCAACACAACCAACAGGCGGTTCTTCTTCTGATTTTAATGGAATAACATCTACAGGCGGTGGTCGAGGCTCAAGAGCTGACGAAAGCGGTGGTTCAGGCGGTTCAGGTGGCGGTGGTGGTATGATGGCTGCTGCTCAGACATTTGGCGGTTCTGGTACATCAGGTCAAGGTAATGATGGAACTGGTAATAACAATTTCCGTGGTGCTCCATACCCTGCTGGTGGTGGCGGTGGTGCAGGTGCAGCAGCTAGTAATCCTACAAGTAATTCAGTAGCAGGTAATGGCGGTAACGGACTTCAATGGTCTGATGGAAATTATTACGCAGGTGGTGGTGGAGGCGGTGTTTATTCTGCTGCAAGTAATAGTTCAGGTGGTTTAGGCGGTGGTGGTGGTGGTAACACAGCAGGAAATGGTAACGGAACAAGCGGAACTGCCAACACAGGTGGCGGCGGTGGTGGCGGTGCTAATACCTATAGCGGAGGTAGCGGAGGCTCAGGTGTAGTCATTCTTCGTTATGCTGGCGGTCAAAGAGGAACAGGTGGTAGCGTTACTTCTTCAGGCGGATACACTTATCATACATTTACTTCTTCAGGAACATTTACAGCATGAGTCACTTTGCTAAAATTAACCCAAGCGGTATTGTGGAAAATATTATTGTTGCAGAACAAGAATATATAGATACTTTATTAGACAAAGATAGCTGGGTACAGACAAGCTATAACACTAGAGGCGGTGTTCATCTTTTTGGCGGTGTGCCACTAAGAAAAAACTATGCAGGTTATGGTTATACATACGACTCTGTAAGAGATGCCTTTATTCCTCCAAAACCATATCCAAGTTGGATTTTAAACGAAGACACTTGTTTATGGGAAGCACCAGTTCAAATGCCAGTAGACGAAAATATATATTTATGGGATGAATCGCTTGTTAACTGGAGACAAGTACAGATAGCAGGGGATAATTAAGCATGACCACAGAGAACGGAGTAGACCTATACAAGTACGGTAAATTAGTTGCTCAAGTAGAGGCGATGGAAAAAAAGATAGATAAGCTGGAATCTGGTATGGAAGAACTTCTAGAACTGGCTAATAAGTCAAAAGGTGGATTTTGGATGGGAATGACAGTTGCGTCTATCGTCGGAGGTATTATTACCTTTATAACTGCACATTGGACACTTAAATGAGAGAATTAACAGTAGGTAAAAACCTAACAGCAGGTGTTAGCAATACAGTATATACAGTTCCTAAAGGATGTAAAGCTATTGCTACTTTGTTGTTTTTGTCTAATGCTGGAGGAAGTTCTAAATCTATTTCAGCGGATTGGTATGACTCTTCTGCTAATGATGACATTGTTATCGCTGGTGGTAAATCAGTAGGAGCTGGTGATTATATTCAATTCTCTAATGGTCGTATGGTATTTGATGAATATGATGAGTTAAGGGTAACACCTGAAGCTTCCTCAACATTTTCAGTAATCTTTACTGTAGAGATTCTACAGAACACTGCTTATCAGAACGGGTCTTAATTATGAAACCAGGATTGTATGCCAATATCGCAGCCAAGAAAGCAAGAATCAAGGCTGGCTCAGGTGAAAAAATGCGTAAGGTCGGTAGTAAAGGTGCTCCAACCGCTAAAGATTTTAAGGATGCTGCTAAAACAGCTAAGAAAAAGAAATGAAAAAAGACTCTAGACTAGCTAAAGCAGGTGTCTCAGGCTACAACAAGCCTAAAGCGACACCCAGCCATCCTACTAAGTCTCATGTAGTAGTGGCTAAATCAGGCGACCAAGTGAAAACCATTCGCTTTGGTCAACAAGGTGTAAAAGGCAGTCCAGAAGGGTCTAAGCGTAATGAGTCTTTTAAAGCTCGTCATGCTAAGAATATTGCTAAAGGTAAGATGTCAGCGGCATATTGGGCTGACAAAGTTAAATGGTAAAGGAGCTAATATGCCACTAAAATCAGGTAAATCAGACAAAACAGTATCTTCTAACATCCGTATGATGGTTAAGGAAGGTAAACCACAGAAACAAGCAGTAGCTATTGCTCTGTCAAAGGCAGGTAAATCATTGCCAATGCGTGGCGGTAGAACAGCTACAAACATGAAAAAAACAGGTCGTGGACGCTAAATAGTTGTTGACACAAACATAAAAATGTGGTAAACTTAGGAATATTATGCAATATATTCAACTCGTAAATGAAGTGTTGGCAAGGCTTAGAGAATCTGAAGTTTCTTCAGTGAACGATAATGCCTATTCTAAAATGATTGGTAAGTTTGTCAACGACGCTAAACGCAATGTTGAAGATGCTTACAACTGGAACGCATTATCAGACACATTGACAGCTGTTACAGCTTCAGACATCTTTAACTATGTCTTAGTTGGCTCAGGTCAGCGTTTCCGTGTGATTGATGTCTTAAATGACACTTCCGATGTTATCGTTAGAAATGCCTCTACTCGTTGGATGAACCAACAGTTCTTGTTGAACCCGACGCAAAAAGGTACACCTCAGTATTACAACTTTAACGGTACAAACTCTAGCGGCGACACACAGGTAGATTTATTTCCTATTCCTAACGGTGTCTACAATATCCGTTTCAATGTGATATTACCGCAGCCTATTATGACAACAGATTCTACAGTGTTAAAAGTACCTTATGAGCCTGTAGTATTCTTAGCTTACGCTAAAGCCTTAGCAGAGCGTGGTGAAGACGGTGGTTTAGCTTCTAGCGAAGCTTATGGTTTATACAAGACATCATTAGCAGATGCTATTGCTCTTGAAGCAGGTCGTTACTTTGAAGAAGAGACTTGGAGTGCTACCTAAATGGCAGAACAGCTACTAACAGGCTCTATCGCAGCTCCAGGCTTCTTTGGTTTAAATACTCAAGACAGCTCTGTGCAGTTGTCTAGTGGTTTTGCTTTAGAAGCTTTTAACTGCGTTATTGACCAGTATGGTCGTATCGGTGCTCGTAAAGGTTGGACGAAGGTAAACTCTACAGCAGCATCTACAGGCAACTTTAGAGCTATCTATGAAGTTGTTAAAGATGATGGTAATACTGTATTATCTGCAGCTAACAATAAGTTATATAGCGGTACTACAACATTAACTGAAATGGCTGTTCGAAACAGCGATAACACTGCTAACTTAACTTACGCTATTACGGACGATAACTGGCAGATTAGCGGTATGCCTTACGACACTGGAGCAACTCCTTCAGGTCATGCTATTTTAGCCCAAGCTGGTCATCCTATCTTGGTATATCACAAGTTAGGTTCTACAGCTCATGCACATACTGGTTCTTACGGTCTGCAACGCTTAGGTGACATTGCTTCTAATTTACCAGGAAGTTACACAGTTACTACTTTTACACCTAATGTCTGTATGACTGCTTTTGGTCGTGTATGGGTGGCGGATATTTCTAACGATAGACAGACTGTATATTTTAGTGACTTATTAGACCCTACTGAGTGGAAGACAGGAACTTCTGGTTATTTAAACATTAGTGAAGTTGTTCCTAATAATGACCCTATTGTTTCTTTAGCGTCTCATAACGGTTTCTTGATTATTTTCTGTGAAAAGCACATTGTCATTTATGAGAATCCAGTAGACCCATCATCATTAGTATTAAAAGATGTTATCACTGGCATTGGCTGTATTGCTAGAGATTCTGTAGCATCGATTGGCACAGACTTGTTATTCTTGTCTTCTACTGGTGTGCAGTCTTTACAGCGAGTTGTACAAGAGAAATCTTTGCCATTCAGAGATGTGTCTAAGAATGTTCGTGACGGTCTTTTAAGCAATGTTAACAGCGAAACATTAAAATACATAAAAGCTATATATTATCCAACAGATGCACAGTATTTATTAGCGTTACCATCTACAGGTTTTACTTATTGTTTTGACACACGAGGTGTTTTAGAAAACGGTGGTGCTAGAGTAACTATCTGGAAAGATATAAAACCAACTGCTTTTAACTTAACACAATCTAAAGAACTTTACATTGGTAAAGCAGGATATATCGGTAAATATAACGGCTATCAAGACAACGGTGTTACATATCGTATGTCTTATTATACAAACTACTTTGATTTCGATAGTCCTGTAACAACTAAGATAATGAAAAAAATTAACTTAGTGGCTATTGGTGGTTCAGCACAGGCTATATCCTTTAAGTGGGGTTTTGACTATACTAGTAACTATAACACTCAAGTTGTGGCATTGGATACAGTAACAGTATTTGAATATGGTACAGCTGAATATAACATTGCTACTTACTCAAACGGAATTGCTCTTGACACTGCTCAAGTAAATGCAGGAGGTTCAGGTAAAGTAGTTCAATTAGGGTTTGAATCTAATATTAACAACGCTCCTTTGTCTATTCAAAAGATTGACTTTGGACTCAAGAGTGGTAAAACACTGATTTAAGGATAAGACATGGCAAACTATACCAAAGGAACTAACTTCGCTACTAAAGACACCTTACCAACAGGCGACGCTGGTAAGATTGTTAAAGGAACGGAAATTGATAATGAGTTTAATGCTATTGCATCTGCTATTAGTTCTAAAGCTGATTTAGCTTCTCCTACATTTACAGGAACTCCTGCAGCACCTACAGCAGCGTCTGGTACTAATACAACACAATTAGCTACTACAGCCTTTGTTACAGCTGCATTAACTGCAATTTATCCTGTCGGTTCTATTTATATTAACGCTACTAGCTCTAGTAATCCTGCTTCTTTATTAGGATTCGGTACTTGGGAAGCTTTTGGTGCTGGTCGTGTGTTAGTTGGTTTAAATGCGAGCGATGCTTTATTTGATACAGCAGAAGAAACTGGTGGTTCTAAAGATGCTATTGTTGTTAGCCATACACATACAGCTACATCAACATCAACTGTTACAGACACAGGTCACTCTCATAATGTAAGTGCTGGCGTCTCTACAGGCTCAGGCGGTTATCCGCTAACTGGTGCATTTACTGGTGTTGAGTTTTCGACACAGCCATCTGCTACCACAGGAATTACTGTTGCAACATCAACAACTAACGCATCAACAGGTTCTAGTGGTACTAACGCTAACTTACAACCATACATCGTGGTAAGAATGTGGAAGCGAACAGCGTAAAGACACCAGTCGTACAGCGTAGCGACTATGTGATGTATTTAGAGTTCTTCGCAGGTATGCACTGGTTTCACACAGATGTCTTTAACTGGACATCAGAAGTAAAGAAGAAGTATTTAGAAGATTTAAATTTATTACAGTATCTTGTTGGAACTCCGTTAGTAGCCCTCGTAGAAGAGGATAACACTAAGTTAGCGAAGTTCGGAGAAAATACTGGTTGGGTGTTATTAGAGCCGTATAGACTTAACAACGGTAAACAAGCAAATATTTATACTTGGAGTAAATAATGGGTGATATAGTCGGTCCAGTTCTTGGATACATGGGAGCTAAAAAGCAAGCTTCTGCCACAGAAAATGCTGCTAGAATGCAAGCTGAAGCAGGTCTTCAAGCTGCAGAAATGGCTCGTTTTAGACCTGTAGGAGTAACAACAGGTTTTGGCTCATCTCAATTCACTACTGATGCTGAAGGCAATGTAACAGGAGCTAGTTATCAACTAACACCTCAGTTGCAAGCAATTAGAGACAGATTGATGTCTCAAGCAGGTGCTTACGACCCTACGCAAATAGCACAGCAAGCACAAGCTTTAGGCACTGGTGCTCAGTCTTTATTTGGTGCTGCCAAAGGTTACTTATCTGAGTCTCCTGAAGCTGCTCGTCAGCGTTATATTAGCCAGCAACAAGCTCTGTTAGCTCCTCAACAAGAGCAAGCTTTAGCTGGTATTCGTAACCGTTTATTCCAAACAGGTCGTACAGGTTTAGCTACTGGTGGAACAACAACTGGAATGCAAGCAACCAATCCAGAATTAGCGGCTTATTATAATGCTTTAGCACAACAACAAGCTCAACTAGCCGCAGGTGCAGACCAAGCTGCACAGCAACAGCAGGCTTTTGGTGCTGGTTTATTTGGTTCAGGTGCTCAGATGCTTGGACAAGTTCCTTCATTAACTTCAGCTGCTTATGCTCCTTTACAGACTCAGTTAGGTTTAGCTGGTTCTACAGAAGCTTTGGGACAACAAGGTTTAGAACTTGGCTCAGCTCTTGGTGGTCGTGCTGCGACAGCTGGTGCTGCTGCTGGTAACTTATTAGCTACTGGAGGTATCAATGCTGGTAGAACAATGTCTGGTATTACAGACCCTACAGCAGCTTTATTAGGCTCTTTTGGTCGACAGATTGGCACAAGAACACCATCAACAAGCCAAGTTGGTAATTGGTTTAATAACTTAATCACACCCACACCATACGGTGATAGAGGTACAATATACAGTAATGACGCTGGTAGTTATTCTGAGTTTGACTATTAAAGGATTATCATGGCTGAAAGAAATATTGTAGGCGGTCTATTCGGGATTACTCCTGAAATGTACCAACAAAACTTAGTTGCTAGGGACACTGCAACAAATGCTCAGTTAGCACAGTTAGCACCAGGACAGTTAGCTGGGTTTTATGCCATGGAAGCTGGTACAGGTTTAGGTCGTGCCGCAGGTAGCTTGTTAGGTGTTGAAGACCCAGAGTTAGCTAAGATTCGTGATGTGCAGCAAATGCGTACACAGTTTGATGTGTCTAGTCCAGCAGGTCTTCGTGCTTTTGCACAGGCTTTAGGGCAAAAAGGATACACTGACTTAGCGATTCAAGCAACTGCTAAAGCTGCTGATGTTGATAAAGACATTGCAACAGCTGAAAAAGCAAGAACAGAAAAACTTCCAAATATTGCTAATCTTCAATTGTATCGTGAGCGTCTCATACAAGGAGGTGCTGACCCACGACTTATTGCAGAAGTTGATTCAGAGATTAAAGGATTGGCGGAAAAAGGAACTAAGATTGTTCTTCCTGGTGAGCAGCAAGATAAAGCTTTGCGTGACGCTCGTGTTAAAAAGCTTATTGACTATGAAGACAGAGCTTCATCAGCATCGCAAACACTTCAGTTAGTTCAAGACTTTAATTCTGTGTTAGACAGAGCATTTACTGGAACAGCATCAGGTGCTAAGTTAACAGCAGGTCAAGTTGCTAATGCTTTAGGTGTGACAGTTACTGGTACAACAGAATCAGAACAGTTAGACCAGTTGTTTGCTGCGTTGACTGTAGGACAAGCCAAGAACTTAAAAGGTGCTTTGTCTGATAAAGATGTGAAGTTCTTGAAAGAAGCTGTTGGTAGCCGTGGCTTAACTAAAGAAACATTGGTTAATGTTATTAACAGAATTGCTAGAGAAGCTGAAGTTGATAAAGGTGTTTATAATAAAGCATCTTCATATCAAGGCGATTTTGCTAAATTTGACTTTGCTAAAGCTCAAGATGAGTCACGAAAAGAAGTTAATGAGAAAATTGCTAAACAACAACGCTTGAATGAACTTCGTAAAAAACAAGGTCAATAAGGATTTCTATGGCACTTACAGCTCAAGAGCAACAAGAACTAGCAAAACTTGAACAAGAACTAGGCGGGGACTCTTCCTATGTGTCAGTTTTGTCTCCAAACTATGCTCCTCCTTCAGTTGGTCAACAGTTTAAACAGGCAACTATTGAAACACTACCAGAACTAGGCGGTATGCTTGGTGGTGCATTAGGTGCGGCTTCAACTCGTTCACCTGCTGGTGGCAGAGTAGGAGGTATGTTAGGAC